GTCGCGGTTGGGACCACTGAGCCTTGTAGGGAGGCGGACGACGAAAAACGCGGAGTGATTCCCGTGTGAAGTAATCAGGCGGCGGTAACGCAGTAAACATATTTTGCGAAAACCGGCCGGCTACCTTTCAGAAAACGATCGGTGTCTGTCATCCTCTCCTACTAGCTCTAGTATAATCCCCCTCCGCGACACAGTAGCTTCGTCATCCCACAAGGAGACGACGTTCAATGTGTTGCGGTTGTACCACGGGCGAACCGGCCATCCGGCCCTCCCCCGCTGTGTTGCACGTGTCTGGTTAGTCCCCGCCTTCAGGCGAACGACCAGACTTGATCCCGTGCGTGTGAGCCCCATCCAGCGGTAGAGGATGTGACGGTGCCACCAGAAATCGGTTCTTAGGGTGTCGATACAGAAATTGAAGTGCCTTGTGCTGCGCGCGCTTGGGGAATTCTTCCTCGAGTCGGATTATCGACATAGCAACAGGTTCCGTCAGAGCGATGACGTCGATGGTGTTACCATCGGCGTCCATTCTTCTCACGTCCGTGTTCGCGTGTGCGATCAGTCTTCGACCTTGGGGTTTCCACCCGGCGCGGTACAGCTTAGCCGCCTTCTTCCATATTTCTTCCACCTTACCCAGGACCCCGTTCGACTTCGACTCCTCCTTGAAGAGACGGCCTACGTGTCGCGATCGAAAGATCGCTTCAACGCAGAACCGTCCCATCAGAGTGGTTTCATCAAAGATCGATTGGTCTTGGGCGCTCTCGGCTGGACCGGTGGTGAGCTCTCCTGTCACGTAATGCATCGTCGGAATCTTCCGCGGCATCCGTGACTGGGCGTACTCCCACACCTTCCAGCTTGAGCCATTACCGGCTGATGGCAACTTGAAGCGTGAACCCACGATTCGTGCGATGCTGAGGTCCTCCTCTGAGGCCCTATACTTCCCCAGGGTTGGTAGTCCGATCCCTCCTAGCCATTCCGGAATGTGCCACGGAAGAGATGTCCCCGAGAGGATATCCCTGTTCTGTCGCATGAACGCTCCGAGTACTCGCTCCCTGTCCTGGTCAGGACAGGTTTCGAGCATGTACCCGGCGTTCTCCGAGAAGCTGGAGATGGTAGACCAGTCCGCCAACCGCGCTGTGTCGAGTCCGCCCTTCGTCGATCTCTTCAGTCCTAGGACGAGTCCCAGATTGACGTATGGACGGTACTCGAACTGCGCCGGAACCTCAGTTACTCCCTCATCGCTCTCCATCGAGTACCCACTGTGGTACACGAATCGTGTCGAGTTCATGTTGCAGAACCTTCGTGATTCAAACACCTTGCCGAGAGACGGCTTGAGCCCCATGAGCTCGCCCATCCTCTCCCAATATCGTGATCCCTTGAGGTTCGACTTGAACAGACAGTCGTCGCCGTTCACCGCCATCTGTGCGGCCTTCAGCGACATCTTTCTGCCCGTCGACTTCTCTCTTGCGCGCCTGCAGAGTGCAGCGTTCGCGAGACACAGGAAGGGAAAAGATACGATCGAGCCCATTAATTGGCCCTCCGTCTGATCCACCTCCTCTCCTGTGTCTGGATTCACGATCT